GTCGCCGCCGACAACCTCATCACCGGCATCACCAACTCCAACAACTTCACGGCCGCCAACATCGCCGATCCCACCGACTGGGTGACGTGGATGTACACCGCCGCGTCGGACATCCTTTCGGCCTCGAACGGTTGGTTGCCAACGCACCTTTTCGTCGCGCCGAACCGTTGGGCGTCGATGGGCCAGTTGGAGGACGGACAGGGCCGCCCCTTGTTCCCACAGATCGGACCGATGAACGCCTACGGCAACCTCGCCCCCGGCGCACAGGCCGGCATCGCGTTCGGCCTGCAGGTCGTCGTCGACCGCAACTTTGCTAGCGGCACGCTCGCAATCGGCCACCCGGACGGGTTCGAAATCTTCGAACAGCCCAAGGGCGCCCTCGCCGTCGAGGCCGCGGACGGATCCCTCTCGCGTTACATCAAGTTCCGCGGGTACTTCGCAACCCTGATGATCGACGACACCAAGTTCATCAAGGCCGCATTCGTCTGATCGACGCTACCCACCGAGGAGGTTTGGACCATGGCTAGTTTCACCGTCACGCACACGCAACGCGTCGATGGCTACGCCGTGGTCCAAACCCTCGAAGGGACCGACATCGGCGTCGGATCGTCCATCGTTGTCACCGGAACCACCGGATTCAACGGAACATTCACCGTCCTCAACGTCCCCACCGGCTACTACACCGGCGTCGACGAACAAGGCGATTGGACGTTTGACGACAACGAAATCATTCTCAATCAACTTCTCGTCGCCAATGCAGGGGCAGACGTGGAACGGGCCGCCATGTCCGGAACGCTCACATGGTCCCCCGTTTGCACGTGGATTACCTCGGCCGACGTACTCGCGTGGCTAGGCATTTCCGTAGCAACTGCCAACGACACCACGTTCGTTGGCGCATGCACGGATGCGGCCAACGCGTTCGCGTTTCGGCGCCGCCGCGAGGCGGGTTACTTTGACTCACTCTCGACGGCGCCAAGCGCGGACGTCAAACTCGGAACAATCATGATGGCCGGCGTTTTGTACCGCGAACGCGGATCCGTCGACTCGTTCCAATCGTTCGGCGAAATGGCTATCTCCGCCCCCATCGGCGGAACCATGGGCCAAATCAACCGGCTACTCGGCGTCAACCGTTCAAGGGTCGCATAATGGCCGCAACCGGGATCTTCGCCGACGCACGCGACAAACTCGCCGCGTCCCTCACCGCGCTCGGAATCGCCGTCACGCTCGACTCACGAAACGCGCGCCCCATGTCGGTTCTCATCGAGCCGCCATCGTTCACATGTTTCAACAACAACGTCGCCAACGTGCGTTTCACAATCAAGATCCTCGCCGCCCCACCGGGCAACCTTGACGCCGAGGACTACCTCATCTCGACCGCCGATACCATCATGAACTCCCCGATCTCCGTCCTCGACGGATCACCGAGCCTCACGATCATCGGCGGCCAAGAAATACCCTCATACGACCTAACCGTAGCCATCGGCTCGCAACGCAACTAGGAGAAACACCATGGCGGATTCCGTCTACCTCTCACAACCCGAAATTACCATCGCCGGACAGGACCTCACCTCACAATGCTCGAGCGTCTCCATGACACTCGGCTACAACCCCCTCAACGCCACCGTTTTCGGCGACACCGGCGAACGCATGGCCCCCGGCCTCCAAACCGTCTCCGGAACCGTCACGTTCTACGTCTCGTACGGCGCAACCGAAGTCGAGGGCGTCATCGCCGGCGAAGTCGGCCAAGGGGACACCACCATCGTCGTCAAAAAGGCCAACGGCGCTATCTCGGCGTCAAACCCGGAATGGACAATCACGAACACGATGATTGCCGACGAGCCGATCACGTACACCGTGGGCGAACTTCAGGTCATGGAGATTTCGTTCACGGCCGGCTCGTGGAACCGCGACGTCACCCCGTAAACAATCCGACCCTCCAACCGTGCTAGGAGAAAACCATGGAACTACGACTCAAAATTGACACCGGCGGCGACCCCTACGAGGTAGTCACCACGTTCGCCACCGTCATCGCATGGGAACGCAAAACGAAAAAGACGGCCACCGACGCCGCTAAAGGCATCGGCTACGACGATCTCGCATACCTCGCGTACGTGGCATCGAAAAAAGCCGGCGTCGTCGTCCCCGCCGTCTACGACGATTTCGTCGACAAAATCGTTTCCATCGAAGTAGTCGAAACCGAGCCGACAAACCCTACCCGCGAGGAACATGGACCTACGGCCTAGTCCAACTCCTCGTCGAAACGGGTTTCTGGCCGCACGAAATAGAGTTCACGCCTAGGGCATTGACAACCGCCATCAAAATCATCAACGACACGCGAAAGGAGAAACGATGAGCCGAGTACCCGGTTTCGAAAACTTCTCCGACCTCGCCAAACTTGAGGTTTACGGCGTCCCCGAAATGATGAAGTTGTTGAAACAAATCGACCCGGCACTCCAAAAGGCCACCGTTGCCAAAATGAAAATGGCGGCCGAACCGATGATCCGCGAGGCCCGATCCCTCGTCCCCGACGAACCGCCGCGGCCATCCGACCCGACCAAAAACGGGAAAGGATGGTCCGCTAACGGCCGACTCGGATGGAACGCCTCGAAGATCCGCCGGTCCATTACCGTCAAATACCGCGGCACACGCCCAAACCGCCAATTCGGGTCGACGAATTGGACGCTATTGAAACTCGTGATGGGCAACGCCGGCGGATCCGTCTATGACATCGCCGGCAAAAAATCACCCGGACAAACCCCACAAGGCCGCGCCCTGATCTCCAAACTCAACCGCGAACTGAACGCTTCACGCGTCATGTGGAGATCCGCCGAACGCCACCTCCGGGACGTCCAACAAGGCGTCACCGACGCAATAATTGACATGGAGGACGCAATCAACAAGCGCGCCGCCCGAGAGAAAGGCGCCGCCTAATGGCTATTACCGTCCCCATCATTTCGACGTTCTCGTCCAAAGGCGTCGACGAGGCATCCGACAAAATCGGCGGGTTTGGTAAACGAGCGTCTAAAGCGTTCAAGGCCGTCGGCATCGCCGCCGCGGCCGCCGGAGGTGCAGTAGCCGCCGGACTTGGCGCGGCCGTCAAAGCCGCCGCCGACGACGCGGCCGAACAAGCCAAACTTTCCAAGGCCCTCAAAAACAACGCCAACGCAACCGACGACGCCGTGGCCGCCATCGAAAAGCAAATTAGCGCCATGACCCTCGCTACTGGCGTTGCGGACTCCGACCTCCGTAAAGGCCTTGAGAACCTCGTCAGGGCCACCGGATCGGCCGAACTATCCATGGAGACGTTGCAGGCCGCCATGGACATCTCGGCGGCCACAGGGAAGGATCTAGACGGCGTCACCATGGCGCTCGGCAAGGCCTACAACGGCCAATTCACGGCCCTCAAAAAACTCGGCGTTCCTCTCTCCGAAAACGTCATGGAAACCAAAAATTTTTCCGGGGCCATGGACGAACTCAACATGGCATTCGGCGGAACTCAAGCCGAACTAGCCGACACCGCCGCCGGACGATTTCAACGCCTCAAAACGGCATTCTCCGAGGCGTCCGAATCCATCGGGTCCGCACTCCTCCCCGCGTTCGAAGGCGTCGTCGGGTTCGCCACCAAAACCCTCATTCCGGCGTTTCAAAAAGTGTCCGACACGTTTGAGGAAAAAGGGTTCAAAGGCGTCGCACAACTATTCGGCGACACCATCAAATCCGAAGGCCCCAAGGCCATCGCGGCCGTCGGCGAAGTATTGCGCAACATTGGCACATGGATTGTCGATGTCGGTTTACCGCTACTCGGCGAAAAACTTGGCAAACTCAAAGAGGCATTCACTAATTGGATCAAAGAATCCGGCGATGACGTCGGCAAAAACCTCGGCAAATGGCTCGGAACTTTTGTCGATTGGATCATCACCAAGGCCGTCCCCAAGATCATTGAAACAACCGCCCAACTATCCGTTGCCCTCCTCAAATGGCTCGTCGACATCGGCCCATCCGTCGCGGCCGGCGTCGGTAACTTCGCCCTCGAACTCACAAAATCCCTCGTCTCGGCCACCATTGAGGCCATCAAAAAACTCGGATCCAAAGCCCTCGACATCGGCAAAGCGTTTGCCAACGCCATTATCGACGTCGTCAACCGCGAAATCATCGGCCGCATCAACTCGCTACTCGAGTTCAAAGTCGGCCCCGTCAAAATCAACCCGCCCGACATCCCGCCAATCCCCGCGCTAGCCGACGGCGGCATCGTGACTCGCCCCACGCTCGCCCTCATCGGCGAGGCCGGCCCCGAGGCCGTAGTCCCCCTCAACCGCGCCAATAGCATCGGCGGCGGCGGAATCACCATCAACGTCCACGGCGGCGACCCCCGCGCCGTAGTCGACGCCCTACGCCGCTACAACCGATCCAACGGCCCCGCCCCGGTATTGACCTATGGGTAGCCCATGGGAATTCCGGGCCGACGTCAAAAGCGGCGCAACATGGTTCACGCTCGGCGACATCACCGACGTCTCGATCTTCCGTGGCCGCCGCCTCCAAGTCGATGACTACTCCGTCGACTCATGCACGATCACCGCTCTCTACCCGGCGTCGTGGACAACCGCCCCAAAACTCGGCGACCAAATAAGCGTTTATGTACACCGGCCCGGACCCGTCCCAGGACACGACAACTGGTCAATGTTCATCGGCCGCATACGCGACGTCCGCATCGACTACGGCTTCGTGACCAACGCCGACATCGCAACCATCGAATGCGAAGGCCTCCAAGCCGACTGGGGCCGCGCCCAACTCAACAGCAAAGTCCTGACCCAAAAACTGACCGGCGAACAAGCGCTAGACGTCGCCATCACGGCCGGCCTGTCATTTTCATCGTTCGGATCCCGCTCGACGGCCTCCGGCCAGACATACACCGGCAACGCGTGGGAACTATTGAACGACCTTGTCCGCACCGAAGAAGGCCGCCTGTTCTCGCGCCTCTACGACCCTCTGGACATGCGTTCCGCGTTCTACATGCTGTTTTACGGACGCAACAAACAACTTGATCCATCGGCCCAACCTTTCAACGATGGCACCTACACCCCAAACTTTTGGGACGGCAAATACGACGCCATCGAATTCCGATCATCAGCCGACAACTATTACAACCAGGTGACCATCACCCCGCTATCCGTGGCGGCCCAAACAGCAACACTCGCCGCAACACCCATTTTTGCATGGCAAAAAGACACGCTCGACTTCTCCACAAGCCAAGCGGCCGACCATGCGCTGTGGACTCTCAACAACTACCAAACCAAAAACTCGACATTGGCGTCAATCAGCGCCATCGACCGCGCCCAAGGCGTCACGTCAACCGGCGGCGAAAACATCACACTCCTATCGTCCACCGAAAACGCCATTGGTACGCGATTTGCCGTGGGGTTTCGTGGCAACCAGTACCAGGTAATTTGCGAAGGTGTGCGAATTACCGCTGATCCAAACCAAACCCGCGTGACGTTTTATTTTTCCGGCGCGGACACAAACGCATACCTAGTCCTCGACAACGCCGTATTCGGCAAACTCGACTCAAACAAATTGGGGTTCTAATGGCAGTCAAAACATTCACAACCGGCGAAGTCCTCACCGCCGCCGACACCAACACCTACTTAACGAACAGCGGCCTGGTGTATGTGTCGAGCGGCTCGTTCAGCAACGCGGCCACCGCTGACATCACAGGGTTCACCACCACATTCTTGTTTTACAGGGTCATTATTGACGCCTACAGGCACAGCGGCACAGGATCAACCGTCGTCACCGCGACTTTGCGAACGTCGTCGGCTGCTGGCACAGGCGGTTATTACGGCGCAGGGTGGAAAACCGATTACTTGGCGGCTAGCGGGATTGTCGCTGCACGCAACAACGGCACAGATTTCCAAATCGGAACCGTCTACTCACAAGACCGCACAACAACGACATTTGTTGACGTGGCAAACGTCGGGCAAGCGACGTTTCACCCCACTTTGAGCGGCTACTACATGGACACCGCAGCCGCGCAAAATGTGACCTTTGGTTACCAGTTAGCGGGATCAAACAACATTGACAGAATCCGAATCGCTTGCGCCGTCAACATGACCGGCAAATGGCGCGTCTACGGATACAGGGAGCCCTGATGAAACCAGAAATAGCAACAATCCTCGACGACGGCACATACGGCCAACGCGAAATGACCGACGACGAATACGCCGAATGGCTTGAAGCCGCCGCGCGAAACCCTGAAACGGAAGGAACCCGACCCGAATGAAAACCCGCGTCGCCATCGTGGCGGCGCTACTCACCGTGCTACCCGTAGCGTGCGCTAACAAAACCCGAAACTACTGCCCACCACCGGCCGCCGTGAGAACCAAAAACAAATCGTTCGATTGGGCCGGACCAACCCCGACCACAACCTACGGATTCGAGGCAAACCCAACATGTTAGACAAACTCAAACCATCCGGACCGCGATACACGCCCGAGGAACTCAACGCACGCCTCCGGTTCTACGTCGGCCTCACACTCGCCGGAACACTCGTCCTGACGATGGTCTGCGTTTTCATAGCGTTACTTTTCATCCCAGCCGGGCCGTCCATGCCTGAGGCCGATAAGGAACTGCTGAATTTGATAAGTCCAATAGTTCTTTTCTTGTCCGGCACCTTGTCGGGCGTCATGATCTCAAGCGCCGGCAAACGCGACACCAACGGCGACGGGGTCCCCGATGGCGACTAAAAAAGCCTCCCCCGCGATGCCGTACACCGGCAATAAAGACGCCGCCGGCGTCACCGCCGCACGCCCCGGAACCAAAAAACTCATGGACATCCTCATCAACAAAGGATTCTCCAACCTCGGCATCTACGCCAACCGCACAATGCGCGGATCCACACTCCTCTCCGTCCACGCCACCGGCCGCGCCCTTGACGCCGGGTACAAACAATCCCGGCAGGAATGGGTCACAAAGTTCGCCGACTGGCTCGCCGACAACCACCGGATCCTCGGCATAGAAGAAATACACCAATACGTATGGGGAATCCACGGCCGCGGATTCCGATGCAACCGATCCGGCAAACCCGGATGGCTCGAATGGACCGCCGAAAACAACGGCGGCCCCGGCGGATACTGGCTACACATTGAACTCTGCCCCGCCCACGCCGACTCGCCGGCGGCCCTAACAAAAGCGTGGAAGTCAATTCCCCCACTACCCGTGGAATAGTTGCTAAGGTTCACGCACCGCAAAAAAGCGGCCTCCGATCCCTACTAGGAGAACCTATGCCCGGTTTCATTTCCGGCCCCGATGAATGGGCCGTTGACACGTTGTTCCACGTAGAACGCCCACCGCTAACGCGGGAAGTGTTCGCCGTGTCGCGCAACCACCCCGAAACGAGCCACGAAATGGCCGCCAAGGCGGCCCCACGATCCGGGACGCTACGCGCCACCATCTACGACCTCATCGCCGACCGCGGCCACCTCGGACTAACGTGTGACGAGGCGGAACAAATCCTCAACCGATCCCACCAATCCGTCTCCGCGACGTTCAATAGCCTGAAAAACGACGAATGGATCGTCGACTCCGGCGAACGCCGCCTCACCCGATACGCCAACCGCGCCATCGTGTGGGTTATCCGAAAGGACAACCAATGACCACCATCCCCCGACCCCGGAGGGGCGAGTGAGGCGAATGGCGGCCGCCGTGCTAATCATCGCCGCCCTCAACCAAACCCCCGCCGACGCGGCCCCAAACCGCGGATGCCGCCACTACGTCAACCTCGCCCGACAAGTCGGATGGCCGAAAAGCCAACGAGCCAACCTATGGCGAATCATGGAACGCGAATCCGGCCCCGGATGCAACCCGGCGGCCATCAACTTCGCGGATCCATGGGGCGGAAGTTACGGCCTCCTCCAAATCAACCTCTCGAACCTCGGATGGGCCAAACGAATCGGCCTCGTCAACCAACCCGCCGACCTACTCAAACCCGAAACCAACCTCAAAGTCGGACTAGCCCTTTGGCGTCTCTACGGATGGCGGCCATGGGGAACCCGATCCTCAATCACCAACAACAACGAAAGGCCCCTAAATGCCCATAAACCTTGACGATTACGAATTCGTCGCAACCCGACTACAAAAATGGCTCGTCGCCATGGTCGACGCCGGCCGCCAACCACGCGTCCTAACCGAAATGATCCACCGAGGCGAAACATGGTGCGTGTTCAAAGCCGAACTATGGCTCGACAACGTCCTCGTCTCCACCGGATGGGCCGAGGAACACGTCACGGAACGCGGCGTCAACCAAACGTCCCACGTCGAGAATTGCGAAACCTCCGCCGTTGGCCGCGCCCTCGCTAACGCCGGCTACGCCGGATCCGACCCAACCAAACGAGCATCCCGCGAAGAAATGCAAAAAGTCCAACGCATGGGCGGCCAACCCGCCGAATACTCCGACCGGCCGCAACGCCAAAACAACGCCGGCAACCCATCAACGCCACGTCAACGCAAATTCATCGGGGACCTCATCACCGAAAAGAAACTCGACGCGGCCATCCCGGCAAATCTCACATTCGACGACGCATCCGCCGCCATCGAATCCCTCAAAGCCGGAAAACTCCCGGCCGGATGGGGACTCGACGCCGACGACGAGGAGGAACCGTTCTAATGCTCAAATGGTTCCTAACCCACGTCATCCTCTTTAGCGCCGCGGCCATCTTCGCCGTCGTTTTCGTTTCGGCATTTGACGCGTTCTACCAAGACCTAGAAGCCCGACGCCGCGCCAAATGGCAAGCCCGACAATCACGCGAAAGCCATCCGAGCAATTCGGGTCCACGTTATGAATGACGGCGACATCACCGAACAATTACGAATCGCCGCCCCGCTAGCGCGCGCCCACATGGACAGTTCCGACCTAGTCGGATGGCCCATCCGATTCATACTCGACGAGGCCGCGGCCGAAATCGACCGATTGAGACAACAACTTGCAAACCGAAATGGAGAAACCGTGACAAACCCACAATTCGAGGCGGCCCGACAAGTCATTGACGCCATCGTCGGCCCCGGCAAAACCGCCGCGGGCGACTTACACGCCACCCAACGCCGACTCCTCGAAGAATGCGGATGGAAACTCGGCGAAACCGAGGCGGCCCTCGACGAAATGCGGATCCGCTACGAGGTCCTCATGACAAGCCATGTCACCGGCCACCAAATCATGAAACGCGCCCACGACATCCTTTTCAACCTCAACCGGCAACTCATGGACCTCGGATTCACGCCGAAACCCGGCATCGGGGACCTACTTGTCGACATGGCCGACTTCCTCGAATGAACGAACGCCAATTCACCGACCAAGTCATAGCCCTCGCCATCCTCTACGGATGGAACGTCACGCACTTCCGGCCGGCCATGATGCCAAACGGACGATGGATGACCGCCCTACAAGGCCATAGCGGGTTCCCGGATCTGGTAATGGTGCATGAGACGCGGGGAACCATCTTCGCCGAACTGAAGGCAAATAAAGGCCGTCTCGGACCCGAACAAGTCGAATGGCTACGAAAACTCGACGCCGCCGGAAACGAGGTCTACGTGTGGCGGCCCGACGACATCCATTTCATCACCAAACGCCTACTCGGCCGCCGAGACAATGCCCAACCTTGACCCACCCGCGCCATCCTGCCAAACGTGCGACAACTACCGGCCCATCGCCAACCGATGCCTCGTCGAGGCCATAGAGGTTTACGAACTCGGCTACTACTGCCCAAAACATCAACCAATCCAAATCCGAAAGGCCCCTAACCATGACAATCATTAGACAACCCCGGCCCACCACCAACTACACCATCGTCGACAACCTCACCATCCGAGACACCCGCCTCTCATGGGCGGCCCGAGGAATACTGATCTACCTCCTCTCCATGCCCGACAATTGGCGCACAAGCGCCGACAGGCTCGCCACATGCGGCCCAAATGGCCGGACCTACATCCAATCCGCCCTCACCGAATTAGAGGCCGTCGGCTACGTCCGGCGCAAAAAGACCCAAGACGAACGTGGCCGATGGTCAACCGAACTCCACGTCTACGACAGGCCCAAGAAAACACGTGTGGAAAACCTTGTGGAGAAACGACGCAAAACCGAAAAACCGACAACGGAAAACCCGACGTCGGTAAACCCGTCGTCTAAAGAACAACTATCTAATAATGACTTATCTAAAGACTTAGAGAAGATACTTGGGAGTCGAGACAAGGTTTGTGGAGAATGCCAAGGATCCGGACGTATCCCCCAAGGATTCGCCGGGTTCCCCTCATTCTGCCCCGAATGCCAAGGCGACGGACTTTCGCGGCCATGACAAACCGACGCGACCTTGACGACCCTGAATACAAACGCATCCGAGCCGAGATCCTCGCCGATGAACCCGTCTGCCATTGGTGCAGACGCGCCAAGGCCTCA